ATATCATCTGCTGTTAAACTGTCTAAATATTCTCCAAATCCAATAGCAAATTCTTCTGCTACTTCATAACACGCATTTGCAAATCTAATTGCTTCTCCTTTTGTGTTTATTGATATTTCTGTTGTGAATTTCTCTATCATAATTTCTTTATGTTTTGTTTAACTTCCATCCAATAAACCAATTGATGAACTATAAATGTACGTTTATTATTTATTACTAATACACTTTCTAAATCAGACATTGATTGGTATTCTCCAAGCATTTCTTCAACTGCTATTAATGCACATTGTTTTGAAAATTCCTTCATAGAAACTCCTCTTGTGAAATCTCTACCCAACTCATCAAATGAGTTTACTAACTGTATTGCTTTTTCTTTTGGTGTCATATTTTTTTGTAAATGTAATACTTTATTCTATTGTGACAAAATATTTTCGGTAAAAATTTCTACCGATTTTAAAACATTATTTCTTCTTCGCTATCTTCTTCTTTACCATCTGAAATCATAAACCAGTACATACCATTTGATTTGTCAGAGCTATATTTAAGACCTTTGTAGTTACAATACTTCTGAATCCATATTTGGAATCGTTTGCTTGATAATCCGTAGTTCTTCCAATCAGGGTATTCACGTTTAAAATTGTCAAGGTATATTTGTTTATCATTTCTAATATTTCTTGGTACATTTTCAAAATCTCCCATATACTCATTAAACGCAGAATCAGTTTCAGCAATGAATTTACGCTCTTTAATATTTTTAGCATTTTGCTGTATCAATCCAAACTTTAAGAATGTTTGTAAGCAATAAACCATATAGTTATCAAATTTGGTAAATTCATTACTATCCCAGTCATCAAATAACTGATGTCCAAATTCATCTATTGGGTTTAAATCCTTACCATAGTATTGTGCCACTTCTACTTCCCATCTTCTTCTATCGTGTGAGTTTCCTTCTCCTTTGATTGCATAGTTAGTAGATATAACCATCTTTGGAGAATCTTCTACGCTTAACTTAATAGCATCTTTATTCTTACGCTCTAATGTCATTCCTTCAGTAACCAAACTAAATTTATGCTCAAAGTTGAAGTTTTTTACAACATCATCAAATACTAATACTTGTGTTTCTGAACTTAATGTTTGGTAAGCAAATGATTTCTTATCGTCAAATGTTTTACCATCCAATATAGATACGTTTCTAATCTTGCTAATACCTTGAACAAATAAACCTTTTCCAGTTCCGCCTTCAGGATTATCGCTTATAACCTCATCATTAAGAATTACTGCCTTGTTGTTAGTTTTGTTCTTATATGAAGATAATAAATATCCTACAACTGATTCAAGTGGTAGTGGTTCTTTGTTAGATATGTTACATATAAATGTTTGGTATTCATTATCGTATTCATCAAGGCTAATAAAATCTCTATTTATAATTTGCTTTTCCCAAATATATCCATCAATATCGATGTACTTAATAAGTTTTGCATTATCTTTTTTAACCTCAAGTATTCCATTTTTATAGGCTATATACGAAGCATCTTTAGTGTCTTTTAACATTATAAACTCAACGGTTTCTAACATCAATAAATATTGCTCACTAAACATATTGTTATATTTTGAACAATAAATCCATACATCTTCTTCCTTCTTATCTAATAGGTATTTAAGAACAAAGTCTTTTATCTTTTCAATTGATGTTTCTACGACTTTATTTTGATAAACATAAACAAGCGTTGGTATTTGTGCTTCAAATGGGAAGTACTTCTTAAATCCATTGTTCTCAAGGAATAACTTGTACTTCAAAGAGTTTACACTAACCTTTCCCTTATCATCGATAGACCAAAACACAGTATTATCATTTTCATCTTTTGCTTTTTCATATACTTGCTCTGTAATACCAAACTCTTGCATTACTGATTTCTTACCATTCTTTAGGCTTGACTTAATTCTATCTAACTTAACATAATCTTCAAAGAATTTAGAATCAAATTGTCTTTTAGCATAAGCAGATTTAATAGTGGTCTTTGCTTCAGTTTCAGAGAAATCTCCTATTACTACATTATTCATTATATATCCTTCAGCAGTATATGCCGATACTCCATACTCACAAAATGCTCCAGCCAAATCAAATATAAACGCATTACGCTCTCCATCATTAAATCCACGCTTCCAATTAAATGCCATAATCTTCTCAATTATTTTAGCTTCATCATTAATAGGAAGTACTGGAACTTTCTCCGATAGTGTATATCCTTCATCTATTAGTTCTGCATTAAACAATTCAGCATCATAATTAACGTATATATTAGGGTCGTACGATTCAAAGCAAACTCTATCTACATTACAATTAGCAATATCAAAATATTCGCTATGGAACTTTTTATAAAATGCTTTGAAATATTTAGGATGTGAGTCCTTTGTAGCCACAGGTATTTTAACTACTCCTTTTATACCATTACCTGAAGGAGATATAAATAAAAGAACAAAGTGTGGATTCTGTTTAAGTTCTTCTAAATGTACGTTAATTGATTCATTATCGGGATATTTGTCGTAATCTACAACCATTAGTCCTGAATGATTAATCAAAGAGTTTGAGTTACGCTCGGTAAACTCACCAGCAAATAAGATACAAGGAAGCGAGTTCTTCTTGGTCTTATCACCATTTCTAATTTGTTCGATAGTAGTCTTGGATGTACCACTTTTTATTCTATCGACAACTTCTTCTAATTCCATTGGATATGGAACATCTTTTGACTTATACAAGTCTTTAAATACTGATATTTTCATATTATAAATTTTTTGTCCATTGTTCTGCCATTGCATCTGCAATACCTTGAAATGTTTTACTTCTTAACGTTCTCCTTTGTTCTGGTGTTTTTGCTTTTTGTAGAGCTTCATAATACCACATAGGCATACGTTTTTTTTCTCCTTTTTTACTTATAAATTCAAAGAACTCTCCTTTTTCAACTATGTCGGTGGGTTCTAAATTAGGTAAGTTTTTCAACCATAAGCAAGTACTTTTTTGAGCCTTATCTCCAAACATCCAAGGCTGTACAATTTGATTTGGTTTTTTGTATAATCTACTCATAATACCAATTGGATTTTCAACTGCAATTCTTTCTACATCTGCATTTATTACATCCATAAAAAACTGAATGCTTTTTGCTTGACTTCCATCTGCAATCTTTCTTTCAAAGTGCCTTGCTCCACTAACTGCTAAATCGGTACAAGGAGGAAATGCAATCATTAAATCAAATTTAGGCTCTCTTTTAATGACCTCAAACATATCCTCTTTAAAATGCCATTCAGGATGACCTCCAGTACAAGGCAATAAATCGCAACTAAATGCTTCATAACCTAAAATTCTAAATGCTTTTGTTACTGCTTGGCTTTCTTCACAAGCTACTAATATTCTTTTCATATAAATAAAATTAAAAAAGCCTAAACTTATTGGCATCCACTCCAACTCATTTAGGCTTTTATTGGTTTTTAAACCATTATGCTTTACAATAGGTGGATGTTCTATTCCACAAATGTAATACTTTTATTTTATCCCACAAGAAAAACTTTATATATTTTAATATATATTTATTATTTATTTAAAGAGTATAATAGATGTAAAGATAATAAATAAAATAACACCAAACAAATAATAATTAAATTATCTTATAAGACTTGATAAAAGTAATGCGAAAGTGCCTTTGGATTTGTTTTTCCGACTTTTTTGACCACACCCCCCTCTTTTTTTAAAATTGATGTAGGTCTCCCCTAAAAACACCAAAAGTTGAATCGATACATCTTTTTGCAAGATAAACCCTAAAAATTGAGGTCTTTGTTACCACGAAAGGTAATATATAAGTTACCATACTTATAATGTATAAATATAAGGCTAAACCCTTATAAAAGTTTTTGATTTTAAGGTTGTAGGCTGATAAAGTAATTATATACCTAAAAAAGGTACTAATAGCAATAAATTGCTATAAATAAAAAACCCCTCCGATTGGAAGGGTTAATTAAAATAGCTGTTCTTATGGGAAGCACAAACAGTACATTTAGAATGGTAAATCTGCTTCTTCTGATTCAGAAACTACTTCAAGCTCCTCTACATCAACTTTAGCAAGATATGTCTTTAAATAGGCTTCTAATGTGTCAAAACAATTATCAGCATTCTTACCATCTACATCTTCAATATCTGCTCCAGCAGTAAAGTTTGGTACAGAGAATGTAACCTTACCTTTTTTGCTTTCAGTAGCAGTATCTACATTTACCCAAGTTTGAGTAATACGTTGTCTATTAACCTTAACAAACTCTCCCCATTGTTGAGTAGCACTACCTTTTAATTGGATATTAGCTAACTCTCCTTTTTCAGTCATAATATAAACTGATTTAGAATAGTGTCCACCCGCATTCTTAACACGGTCTTTAATCTCATTGTACAGTCCTTTAGCAATCTCTCCTCCTTTGAATGCTTTAACAGTCATTGGTTCTTTAGAAAGATACTTAACTTCGTTTGAGAAAATACCTGAACTACTGGCATCGTTCCAACCTTTAACGGTTGATAATTCATCAAGAAATACAAACTTAAATGGAAGTGGAACTTCAACATTTTTACCTGCTTCTTTGTCATAATAAGAAAATCCCTTTTGGTCAGATTTCCAATCTAAAAACTTGGTAGCTGGATTTTTACTACCTCCTGCGAAAACTTGTGTTCTATTGCTCATTGCATATAAAATTTAGTAGGGGAAATTATGATGCTCCCCCATAACATCTTTGACAAATGTAATACTTAATTTTCAGTAAACCAAATAAAATTGAAAGAAAATACTAAAAAAAGTATTTGTATAATATGTTCTGTTTCTTCTTCGTCTGAATCTGCGTTATATAAGGCTCCAAGCATTAACCCTTTAATCGGAGCAATTACTATTTCTCCTTGATAATGGTAAACAACTTCCATTAAAATCCAAACTACCGCTATTAATAATCCTATTATTTGTATCATTTTGCTAATCTTATTAAGTTAATTTTTCTATACACTTCATTTACTCGTTCAGAATTAAGACCTCTTTTATAATTGAAATTCATAATCCTTGTTATTCTCTGCCAATCGCTATACTTTTTTTTCATATATATATATGTATTTTTGTTGTTCTTTTATTCCATTACAATGGTCATATATCTGATTTAATCCAACTTTATTTGCTTTGGCTGCAATCTTGACTGAATCATATATCTTACCATCTTTTAATCTTTTTACTTTTCTATCAATTGAAAACTCACTATACTTTTTTTTTTCGATAGCAACTCCTCTTTTGATGCAGTCTAATACTATAAAATCATATTCCTTCCAAAGTGGTCTTGGCTTATCCCAAAGTCTATGCTCTTTAATTCCAGCATCCATTAAGATTTTGCTTATTTCGTGATTTCTCATAGTGATTTAATATACTGTCCATTAGAATTAGTTAGTAATACTATATCAAATTTTCTGTCATATTCAGCAACAACATAATTAAGAATGGAATTTATATCGTTGTACGTTTGAATGTACATCATAAGTTCGTTTCTACTTAATTCAGGTCTATGCTTATAGCCATCAAACTTATCCTTGTAATATATATATATTAGCTCGGTGGGGTTAGTCTGTTTTAATCTGATATACTCTTGTCTATTCATACTACAAATATAAGGTTTTTTTACCAGTTGCACAGCTTAATTTGTGAATACCATCAAATTGTCCACAATAAGGGCATTTATTCTCCCAATACTCATTACAAGTTCCATCTTTATTAAACGGAGATTCTGTAAAATAAGATTGATAATGCTGACTTGGAATGCAAGTAAATCTCCAACAAAACTCTGCTAATTTACAACCTTCTCCTTTACATTTGGTTATGTCAGGCATATATCTTTTTTTAGTTTAATAAAATCCTTATTATTTTCCCACCATTTCTGATTAATAACTTTGATACGGTCTTTGTTATTGGCTCTATATTCACGCATATACTTTGCGTGTTCTTCTTTTGTTTTTATTTTCATTACAATAATACTTTAGTTGCTATTTCGTATTTAGCTGGTTGCATTGCTAATTTAAGAAGTACAAATAATCTTTCTGCTTCTGCATAATCTAATCTATCTTCATTATAAAGTGACAGTAATAAACCATTGCCATCGTCTTGAATTGTAGAAGCAACTACGCCTTTGTATAAACTCGTCCATTGCTCTCCATTACTATAACACAATACGTGCTGATTTCCTATTAATTCGTAATCATACTCGTGTATGTCGTCTATAAAAATTTGTTGTTTCATTTTATTTCGCATTTACCAAGATTTGTAATAATTTTTAAAAGTATAGACAATTCTTTTGATTGCTCGTAACTTAATATATTCATAATGTTAAACTGTATTCTTTTTCTATCTTCAAAAACTTTTAGAGCAATATCTCCATTTTTGTAATATAGAGTGTGAAGATTATCATCAATCAATTCGTAATCATACTCGTGTATGTCGTCTATAAAAATTTGTTGTTTCATTCTTTGTTTAGTTTACTTGGTACGGTTATACATAAATCATTTTTTAAATATTCGCTTAAAATTCTATCAATTCTATGCTGAGGTATGAAGAATACTTTTTCCAAATCTAAAGCGGTATTTTCACGGTAGGTAAGGAAGTACTCTACAATAGCAAATCTCTCATTAGGAGATATAAACTTGCGTGGGTTCTTCATTGTCTTTAGCAAATCAATATTTGATTTTAAGTAATACAATTTGTGGTTTAGGTTTAATGGCTGGATGTCCAATTTATCAAATCTTTGCACTACTGTATTCTTACTTATTCTTAATTGATTTGCTAAGTCTATTGCAGTTATATAATTTGCCATTATAATTTTTCTATTTCTTGTTTAATTTCTTCCCAATATTGGTCATTTAAAACATCTTCAAATAAAATCTTATTATTTTTTAATATCTCATCAACTGCTATTAATGCACAATTCTTGGCTCTTTTAACACAATCTTCTTGTCCTAATTTCCATTGAACATTTGGATAAAATTTAAGCACTAATTCTCTTGCCTTATCTTCTGCTGTCATTATTTCTGAATATTTTTAGTTATCTTTTCAATATAAGCTTCCTTAATAGCTATTGCTTCCTCAAGTCTTTCTTTAATCAAAGCAATCATTTCCTCATCTCTTTTTACTTCTATGGTGTGATGAAATTCCTCGCCATCAACGATGCAGTAGTTAAAGAAATATGCCTTATCTGAGTTACTACATAACATCTGCATCTGCATCTGAGCATAGTACTCCTTATCAATATTTTCATCAGCTACAATTTTAAAGAACTTAGTTGCTCGTGGACACTTAATCTCAAGTATCGCATCCTTACCTACAACTCCATCAGGTGACGCTCCTGCGTGTTTGCCATAAGGAAACATAAACGATTCAGTTGCTTCAGGGTGCATCTCTTGGAATTTAGCAAATGCTAATGGCTCTAACTCAACTCCACGTTGCATATCAGCACCCCTATAACTATCTTCAATCTGTCCATAAATTTGCTCGATTGCTTTTTCAATAGCATAAGTCTTTCCAGTTTCTCCTAATCCACGAACTCCTAAAAGTTTATGAATTTCCGATGCAGTAAACTTACCATATCTATCTTTAAACCACTCTTTGCTACGCTGGGTATTGCTCAATGCTTGAGCATTAGTTGCCTCGTAGGCTTTGGTTGCCTCGTTGGTATGGTTCATTGTATATTGTTCGCTGTATTCTAATGCTTGATGTCTATTGCTCATTTTTTTTTAATTTAATTATCCATTTACCTATTGAATGTTCTCCTAATGTTTCCTTTGTACCATTTTCATCCCATCCAAATTCCATAACTTTATTAGTGCTAAAATAATTGCATACTATTATTTCGTTAGGAACAATATATTTCCATAAATGTCCTTCTTGTACAGTCCAATCCTTTTTCATTAGTAGTAAAATTTGCTTATTAAATAATTTATGTTTTCTTTGCATTCATCAACAGTTGAGCAATGTCTTATTGGACAATCACAATCGTTACCGTTGTAATACTCATAACTCATATATGGATTGTTATCGTAGTTGTATTCGTTTTTTTGGATAACCCAACCTTTATAGTTCATTTGTTCACTCTTTCGTAAGCGTTACACATTTGTTCGTTGTCGTGGTAGTGAATGGATTGTACTGTTTTTCTCATCCATTTGTCAAACTTCTTAATCTCTTTCATATTGTGATAGTATAATTTGTTTATCTAATTGTTGTTCTTCAGATAACAACCCAAAGATAGTTAATTTTTTATCAATGTCAGCTAACTTATTTAAGTGGCTTATTGCAATGTCCAATTTTCTTTGTTGGCTATTCAAAATCATTTCTAATGATTCTATTTGTTGTAGGATTACTTCTTCCATTATAATTTATTTATTTCTTTAGTTAATGATTGTTTTAATGTTCCTAATTCTAATTCTAATTGAGTACTAATACTACCAAAAGTATTTCGTTCTTCCTCAATGATGTTAATTCTTTTATTAATATTGTAAATGTTTCCAGCTACAAAATTAATCATTTCAATATAATCATTTAACTCATCGTCTTGAAATGTGTTTTCTACATATTCAATTAAATTTTCAAGTGCTGTATTTATCATAAGCATATATTTAAAGTCTGCCACAAATTTGCTTCCTTGACTTCGAGGACAAATATAAATAAGATAAATGAATAAACAATACTTTTATTATAATTTATAATCATTCTAAATAATATATTTATTATATTTGTACTATGGAACATCAAATAGCTTATTTTTATTTAAAGCAAAAGCCTTTTAAACAAGAAGATGAGAAGGTTTTCATTAATGGATATATATTACACGTTGATACTTATGGAAATGAATACGACACAGAAACTATTATTACTTTACAGATTGATTTATATCTCGATATATTGCTACACAAAGCAAATTATAAAAAATATTCGTTTCTTAATATGTCAGCAGAGGTAGGGTATACAAAATCAAGCATCGTGCATTTAGAAAATGGAAAGATAAGTGGTTCAAAGAATGGAGAATTTAAAACATTAATAGAAATATGAGTATAAGTCACACTGGAATGGTTTACTTTGGAACTGAAGCAAAACCTTATAGAGAAGAAGTAGTACAAGATACAATCGTAGAAAGCGTTGTAAATAGATTTAAAGAGCGTTCTGAAGTAGGAATCGCTAAATATGGCACTACGATGGATAGAAAAGATTTAAGTACCTTAGAATGGATGATTCACTTCCGAGAGGAGTTGATGGATGGATTATTATATTTAGAACGTGTAATCCAAGATACGAAAAAAGAATCAGCTACTACAAATGGTTCATATAATGTAGTTGAATGTCAATGTAAGTAATTCCTTTTACTCGTTAGGTTGCCTCGTTAGGTTGCCTCGGTGGGGTTATCTAAAGAACTTCAATAGATTAGTGTCCACTTCAGATTTGGTATCGTATTTCAATTGAGCCAATCCTCTTTCAACTATATTCATAACTTCGTCAGTTGTATTGGTTTTCCAACTAATTCTCTTGAGTAGAACCGATCTATTTTTATGTTTAAAATAATCAATCGCAGTTGAGTGCATAAGTTGCCTCGTTAGGTTTACAAAGTCAATATTAATTTCTTCGCTCTCCAGTATGATTTGATTGTTTTTAGCTATTTCTATAAGTTTTTCGTCTGTCATAGTGCAAATGTATAAAAATAAATTGAGTTTAACAGATTCATCTGTTAAAAATAAAAAATCCGCAACAAATTAATGCTACGGATAAATATTTATCGTTCTCTCACGATAGTCAAGAATATGTATATTTGTAAAGGGCTATTCAACTTCTCCGTTTGTTCTTTACTTTGACTCAAGCATATACACGACCAACATTATATCTTTTATAAGGATTATTATGATGCAAACGGATATTATGTTGTAGTACTCACTCGTGAGTATTATTATATCTTTGGGTTGCCTCGTTGGGTCACACCTTTATAATTGAATGGCATTTCGGTTGTGTCTAAAAATTCATCTATTTCTTCGCCATCAGCGTTCATAAATATTTCAGGCATACCATATAAATACCAATATTTTACTATTGTAGTTTTAACTTTGTGATTAAGTTTATCGAATCCTAAATCATCTTCCAAGTCTTTATTCCTATTGTCTATTATTACTTCTAACAATAACTTGTTTGCTAATTGTATTTTCTCTTTATTAGTCATAATTAATTAAATTTAGTCGTTGGGTTAAGCAATTCTCCAAGTGTCCACTCCTGAGAGCAATCTAAATGGTTTTGAATCCAAGTTCTTGCCTCGTGTATATTCCAAGCCATAAATGTATAGCTTTCTGATTTTGATTTTGCGTAATATGTTTTCATTTTTAATTTTTGTTGTATAGCTTAATAAATTCTACTACCGATAAATATGATTGCTCTATATTTGGAACACAATCCGTAATGTTATAATACATTTCCATACTGTCCATATCTAAAGATATATCAAGTATTTTTTCTATTGCTCTCATTAACCAATTCCAATCTGTATCAAACGATAAAATAGTTAAAGGAGATTCGTTTTTTTTGTACCAATAGGTTGCGCTTTTGTACTCAGGATGAGGTTGTGTGTAACCTAAAAATTCTGCGATTAATTTATTGTTTTCTAAATTCATAATATAAGTTTTAAAATTTGCTGTCGTTTTGACTTCCTTAACTTCTCTGCAAATATATGTCGACTGTTTGAATTACGAACTATGTTTATTAAAATATTATGATAATTTTAACTTTTGCCTCAGATTTACTGGGTTGCCTCGGTAGGTTTAATTCCTTTTACTCGGTAGGTCTTATTTCACTTCGTTCAATTAGGTTTAATAGTTGGGTTGCCTCGTTGGGTTGCCTCGGTAGGTTTAATAGTTGGGTTGCCTCGGTAGGTTTAATAGGTGGGTAGTGAAAAATCACAAAATGTTACAAATATAACAAAATGTTACAAATATAACAATGTTACAAATATAACAAAATGTTATAAAAAATAAAGTTAATGATCTTTTTTTAATACCCTACTAAATTAGTAGATTAATAAGGCAAAAAACCCTAAAAAAACCCTAAAAACGATTTTAAGGTATGTTTAAAGCATTGTTTTTTTCAAAAGATACGGGAATATTAAAACTTCGAGATTGTGCCTTAATCGAAAAAACCCAATGAAATCAATGCTTCGCAGAGGTACGATTTTCTTACAAATTGCATATATGTAATATTTTAACAAATTTATTAATAATTTATAAGCAAAAGCCCAGTTTTATTGAATTATTATATATTTTTATCTTAATTTATTAATAATATCATAAATCTTATAAATAAACGATAAAAGTATTATATTAATCAAATATATTCGTATATTTACAAAAGAAGGGAACCAATAATGGAACCTATTATACTCAATTAATTATGAAACAC